AGCCGGAGCGCAAGCGGCAACAGCAAAACAACAAGCTATTATAGGGTCGCAAGCAGCAAAGGCAGCCCAATATTTTGGGCTGCCGTTAGAGCATGTTCCACAGACACTAAAAAAGACATACGCGGCAGCGAATACAGGTAAATCGTTAGCAAAATCGTTTGGAATTGATTTTACAAAACCAACAGGGAGAGATCCAAATAAAGGTAATAAAGGTGCGCCTCAAAAAAGCGCAAAAACCGTCAGGTGGACAAAACAAGGAAAAGAGGACTTAAAAGGTATCTCTAAAGCGTACGCGGATAAAATGGGTATCCCATGGAGAAAATGGAGCAATTAATGGCTAAAATGGTATTTAAAACAGGTTATGGCGAGCGTGAGCGGGTCAAGACAGAACCAAAAGGCGAAAGCCTAACACAACAGCACTTCGCCCATGAGGCGGATGTGCGTAATATTATCAAGCAATATGACAAAACAGGTCTTATTGCAAATGTACAAAAGGGCGTAGCCCAATACGGTGACTATTCAGAAGTCAACGAATATAGAGAGGCGTTAGACCTCGTTAATGAAGCAAACGCAACGTTTGCAGAATTGCCCGCAGAATTGCGGGAAATGTTCCAGAATAATGCTGGAACGTTTCTGGAGTTTGCAACAAACCCAGACAATGAAAAACGTATGATCGAGCTTGGACTTAAGGAGGCTCCTGTCCAAGAAGAAACGCCTAGTAAGGCGGAAAAAAAGGCTGCCGAGCCTCCCGCTCCCCAAGAAGCTGGGGAGTAGAGGCAGCCAGGGCACAGTTACTCACTTGATGTAACTGTGCCCACTGACACCAAAGGAGGAAAAGGTGGAAACAATTAAATATAATATCTCACAACCCAAAACAAATTATAAAACTGGTGAGGGTTATTGGATAAAACATGGAATAGGGGAAAAAGGACCAAAGAACTTTTGGATTAAGTTAGAAAGTTTACCTATTCCAAATAAAGATGGTGAGATTTGGTTAAATTTATTTGAAAGGAAAGATGATGAAGTACAGAAAAAAAATGAGCGCTAGAGCTAGTCGGAAACAGTTCACAAAAGGTGCTATGAAAGTGAAAGGTAAAAATTTCACAAAACCTATGCGCGGCGGCATCCGTCTATAGATGCCATGCTATCATCCTCTGGTAGCCTATAAATGCGATGGAAAAGTAGTATTTGATAAGCCCTTCGCATTTGCGAGGGGCTTTAATTTACCCTGCGGCCAATGTATTGGTTGCAGGTTAGACTACAGTCGCCAATGGGCTATTAGGTGCGTCCATGAGGCTCAGATGCACGAGGATAATTGTTTCATAACCTTAACGTTTGACAATGAAAACATTGCAAAACGTAAAAATCCGGAAAGTTTAGATAACACAGAGTTTCAAAGGTTTATGAAACGCCTTCGGAAAAAGTATCCCCACAAAATAAGGTTTTTTCATTGTGGGGAGTATGGGGATCAAAACAAAAGACCACACTATCATGCGCTACTGTTCGGGCATGATTTTAAAGATAAAAAATTGTGGTCAAATAAAGGCGACTTCAAGTTATTTGTAAGTCAAGAATTAGCGGAGCTATGGCCGTATGGATTCCATACGATCGGAGCAGTTAGCTTCGATACAGCAGCATATTGTGCCAGATATGTAATGAAAAAAGTAACAGGGGACGCGGCTGCGTCCCACTATAGAGAGGTAGATCTCGAATCCGGCGAAATAATAAATGAAATAAAGCCGGAATATTGTACGATGTCGCGGATGCCAGGCATCGGATATGAATGGTATCAAAAATATGGATACCATGATTGCCATAAACACGATTACATCGTTATAAATGGATATAAAGTAAGACCTCCAAGGTATTACGATAAGCTTTGTGAAGATCAATTCTTTGCAAAAATAAAAGAAACACGCGTTGCAAACGCGGATGAACCCATAATTAATTATGGGGAAGAAATGGACAGACTTTGGGTGGAAGAGGAAGTGAAAATAAAAAAGCTTGAAAGATTAATAAGAAACGTATAGCGTTTCTTAAACTAACTAGGAGGTAGTGATGAAAAAAGTATATTATGCAGTATATGACAGAAAAGCCGAATTGTTTTCAGCTCCGTTTTTGGAAATCAAAGACGGGACAGCAATTCGTGCAATTCAAGATTTGGTAGTCAATTCACCAGAACACGCTTTTGCAAAACATCCGTCGGATTTCAGTTTGCATAAGTTGGGTGAGTTTGACGATGTAAGCGGAGTTATAACAGGGCATATGCCTGAAAAACTCCAAGAAATAGAAAATCTAGTAGGAGAGTAAGAAAATGCTAGGCGGTCGTATGGGCAATTTGCCAACAGTAATGAAGCACGAGTTTTCGCGAGTGCCACAAGCTGAAATTCAGCGTTCAACATTTAATAGATCACATGGACTAAAAACAACATTTGACGCAGGGTATCTCGTACCAATATTCGTTGATGAAGTAGTACCAGGCGATTCGTTTAATTTAAAAGCGCATGGATTCGGTCGCCTAGCTACTCCGATTTATCCTGTAATGGATAATTTATATGTAGAAACATTCTTTTTCTTTGTTCCAAACAGATTGATTTGGGACAATTGGGAAAAGTTTAATGGTGCACAGGACAATCCGGGCGATAGCACTAGTTATCTGGTTCCACAGCTTACGCTGGGGTCAGGGGTTAGTATCGCAGGTGATAGTTTGTTTGATTATATGGGTTTGCCAACAGGTGTTAATGGTATTGCGTTTAACAACCTGCACGGACGTGCCTATAATCTTTGTTACAATGAATGGTTTCGCGATGAAAACCTTCAGGATTCAGTCACAGTAGATAAGGGCGACGGTCCGGATAATATTAGCGATTATGTATTGCTTAGACGTGGAAAGCGGCATGATTATTTTACGTCATGTTTACCTTGGCCGCAAAAAGGCGATGCAGTGGCATTGCCGTTAGGTACTTCAGCACCGATTAAGTATGATGGTACAGGAGCTGGGTCGTATTTAACTATTAATGATGCGACAGATGCTGCGCATTATATGCAGCGAAATGCGTTTAATGATTTGATCCAATCGGATGGACCACAATCTGGAGGTGGAAACCAAGCGCTTTATGCAGATTTGGCTGATGCAACAGCAGCGACAATTAATCAATTGCGTGAAGCGTTTCAAATTCAAAGGTTGTATGAGCGTGACGCGCGAGGTGGTACACGTTATACAGAAATATTGCAAAGTCATTTTGGAGTAACATCACCAGATGCAAGGTTGCAGCGTCCCGAGTATTTGGGCGGTGGTAAAACACCGATTTCAATGCAACCTATTCCACAAACATCATCAACAGACGCAACATCGCCACAAGGTAATTTGTCAGCGATGGGTACAGTAGGAGTTCAAGGTCACGGATTTAGCAAATCATTCGTAGAGCATGGCGTGATAATCGGCATGGCTTGTGTATTTGCAGATTTAACATATCAACAAGGTATGAATCGGATGTGGTCTCGTAGGGATCGCTGGGATTTCTATTGGCCAGCGCTCGCACATTTGGGAGAACAGGCAGTTCTTAATGAAGAAATTTATTGTCAAGGTACAGCCGACGATCAGGCGGTTTTTGGGTACGCAGAACGGTATGCAGAATATCGATACAAGCCGTCACAAATTACAGGTAAAATGCGGTCAAACGCTTCAGGCAGTTTGGACGTATGGCATCTGTCACAAGACTTCAGCAGCGTGCCAGTGCTCAATGCATCGTTTATTGAGGAAAACCCGCCAATTGATCGGGTTGTAGCATTACCAACAGAACCGGATTTGTTGTTTGATTGGTATTTTGATATGAAATGTACACGTCCTATGCCAACGTATAGCGTCCCAGGTCTTATTGATCATTTCTAGGTGAATGTTATGGATAGTATTAAATGGGCTGCTATTGTTGCTTTTAGCCGGAGGTTTATTCTTCCGGCAGCCTTGGGCGGTATTGTGGTTTGGCTCATTGCTAATGGTCTCGCTGCTTGGGTTCCAGCTGTCTGCGGTGTAGCAGACGCGTTAGCAGTGTTTGTACAGGAGTGTAGTAACAATGGGTCTGTTTAGTAGTATTGGCAAGGCGCTTGGAGTTGCTGGCGGTGATATCTTTGGTGGTGCACTAGGCGCCATAGGCGGTATAGGTAAACAATACGCAGACAAAGCATCATCAGCACGTCAAATGGCGTTTCAAGAAAGAATGAGCAATACAGCTCATCAACGCCAAATGGCTGATTTAAGAGCAGCTGGTATAAACCCAATGTTGTCGGCAAAGCTTGGCGGG